CCCCGACAAGAATCGCATCACCCAACAGATCCATAATGTCCTCATAGGTCACGCGAACAGCTCCGACAGTCGAAGAACGACCACCGAGCTGGTGCATGCCAAGAATGACAGGGCCTGATGGGGTGCGAGTTAACAGCATCGCTCCACAATCCCCGTAGCTAGTCGGCTCTGAGACAGTGCCCCAGTAGATTTGCAACGTGGATTTGAGCTCACTGTTGTAGTGCTCACCCAGGTAGATACCCTTAACAGGCCGGTTGAAGACACTTCCATCGGTGTTCCGACCGAGGTAGTAGCCTTCCCCACGGTAGTTCTTAAGAGCTTTCTTCGCGAACAGCTCTAGGATCTTCCTAGCTGGGGGAGCAGAACGCACCCTGAAGATGCAAATATCCTTGTCATGATCACGCTTCACGTCCTTAGCAGACAACAGGAATTTCACCGTGTTAGTCACGCCTTTGACGTCGACTGAGCGCACCATCTGACAAGAGATATGATCGTCAAACAGTGGGACTGTATGGTTGGTGGTCATATAGTACTGCCCTCCCAGGGCGATGCACTTGGCCACCTTCCAGTCGTCACCGACCTTGAACCGAACAAAACAGCTGTTCCGGCCNAAGATCCTGTTGACACTCTCTTCAGGTTCGTTTTTCCACGATAGGGTAGTCCGACCCAAATCGTAGGTTGATGGCGTATAGACCTCGCGCTTCCATACGTTTTCCGTCTCTCCTTCTCCTGCTGGCTTTTCTCCCAGTGTGGAAAGGAGTGGACCTTGAAGGTTCACATCAGGCTTCTGCTTCATGAACACCGTGTATGCTCCAAATGCCACCAAGGCAACGGACAACACTGCAATGATCAAAAGGCAGATGCGCGGCTGTTGGTAATACATGATGACCACCCTGTCACCACATCGACCAAGAGCATCGCGCGCCTCACGTGAATAGTGCCAGACAACATCAGCACCCTGATGCAATCGACGCGTCCACAACGCCTGGATGTTCTGTGCAAAACGTTCCACGAACAACTGTGCCAAAAGGAAAGCCTTACGAGAAGGCCCTAAGGCAAAGATGTCCCAGATGTGCTGCCAGTAACATCGACAAGTCCAAATGAATCCGGTCCAAAAGATGGCGTTGATAAGCGTGAGCCCACCAAAAAACCACCAATGGCACAGAGTCACTCCGAGTTGCCACAGGACTTGACCTGCATACGTCTCCTCGTCGATATGCGTCTCATATCCACTCTGGAGCAAAGGCTCGACAGGAACCTCAATATCTCCAAAGTGAATGGCATCTGATGCGTTGACGTTTCCACGCAACAGATCAGGCGGATCATCACGAGCCAGACAATCACACATGCCCGAAGGTAGGTGACACCCGGTACACAATGCAGTCA